CATCAAGGACTTGGACATTTGAGCAATACCATCCTTGTTCACAATGAGCAAATCACCACCAAACTTACAAGTAAAACCACGTCCTGTTGGCGAACCGATATAGAACACGCCTTGTAGTGACCAAGTAGAAGCCGAAGCAGGGTCTGTGCCTGTATATACAGCCACTTCACCTTCAGAGCTAAACACCACGAAATAATCATCTAAGCCTTGGCCCGCATCAAGCGACCAAGTATTGATTTTTGTGATGTAGCCACCGCGAGGGAAAATCGGGGCAAAGTCAAATTTGACAGCAGCGCCAGCAATTTGATCTGTTGGCAAATACCAACAAGCCATTGAATTGTTTGGCACGAACCACAGACGCCGCTTGTGCGAAATCACATCTCTGAAAATCGTATTGCTTGGGCCTGTAATTGCATAAGTTGCAGATGATGTTGTGACGGTGTACCAGGTAGTGCCATCGTACAAAATCGCGCTATCAACAGCGTTCACATAATATGAAAAGTTGCCGCCGGATGTAGCAAAGCTGGATTGTTTGAACTTGGCGCCAGTTAAACCGGAGACTTTTGCCGCGCCGACTGCGCCTTCAGAGCTAACGTCATAGATTGAAACAGAGCCAGCATTGTCAACAGCGGCAAACATCTTTTGAATCCCGTTTAAAGGGTTGTATTCAATGATGCTCTTTGCTATTCCGGTGAAGGTTGCCCATTGGCGATAACCTTTGCGCACCATCAGTTCGGATGGTAAACAAAAGACGTTATCCATGACGGGGCCATATTTCGGTTCCATCATCGGCAACGGGTCACGGACGTTCCAGCCACCAATCGGCGCTGTGACGGAAATAATTTGAGATGTACGGGCCATTTTTAACTCACCTGGCTAACTGTCAAGATGACAGAAGGAATTGCGGGGCGCGCATACGGTGACGTTTGTGCAGACGTATGATAAAGCGATACGTTTGTATCATCAGATGACCAGATCAATTCAAAATATTGACCAGCGTTCATCTTCATAACAAAATTCCAAGCTGCAACTTGTTGAGTTGAGCTTCCCTGAATCGTAATATCAGTAGCTGAATTAGCAATATCTGAACCATCAACTCTAGCCCAAATAGCAACCACTTTGCTACTTGCGCTAGAACTCTGCAACTGTAAAGAAAACTGAAAGTTATAAACACCAGAAGCAGGACAAATAACACGCGATGAATGAACGGCATCAAGATAAACGCCATCCACAATATCCGTTGTATTCATCGTAATTGGATAAGCGGTATTTGCAGCGGCAGGACTTTGCGAAGTAGTATCAGAAAATCCACCATAAAGCAGACCAGCACCAGAAGAATTGCCAGCAGGATAATGGGTAATTCTCATACGCGCTCAACACCGCTAACAGTAGCAGTTAAGCCAGTAGCTGAACCAACAGCCAGCAAAGCCTCATTCTGGTTCAAAATCTGAAAACCAGCGTATTGCATAGACGAATAAGCAGGAATCGAGGACGAATACCAGCCAAACGCATTTGCAGCCGTAGCCGAACCGATATACATGGTCAGACTAATAGGCGACGATGTTGTGTTGACCACCATAATGTCAAGAATCGCAGTCTTGCCATCAGGTTGCGCCGTGTAAAGCGTTGTTGATGTGTTACCGATAGCGGCTTGGGCTAATCGCTTGGGTGTACCAGATAGGTTGGCGATCATTTGTAAGCCCCTTTTGGAAACCACTGTTCATAAGGCTTGTCGTTTATTTCAAGAATCTTATAAAGTTCAGGGTCGTAAGTTACATAATTTACAGAACCTTGCACATCTGGCGAGTTGTAAATCAAACCTGGGATGCCTTTTTGTTTCATTACATTCTGAATATCCAATCCAGTAATATTTTTTGCGATCAATTGACCAATCAAATCACCGCCTAAATCTGTTTCTTTTAGTCCCAATTCTTTAGCAAATTCTTTGATCTGAGGCGATTGTTGACTAATTGGATTGTCATATTGCAACATTGAAGGCAAAGACTCATCTTTAACATCTAATTTGTAAAGATAACTTTCCTTTGGGAATGTTTCAATTTTGTCAATCAAAGAACTAGCTTTTTTTGCAAAATTTTCATCATAGTCACCACTATGTATAAAGTTTTTGCGTAAATCAGAAGGTGATTGATGAAGCATTGCGGCTTCCAAAACTTCCATTGAATCGTAATCTTGTTTTTTCTCAGCGTTTTTATAAAGACCCATGAGTTTTTCTTCATAAGCAGAATCTCTAGGCATATATTTGCCTTCTGCTTCACGTTTTGCGGCAGCAGCATAAGAACCACGGGTATAAGCGTATCCTTGCTCTGGCGTTTTTGTAACGTCAAATTCAGGAAATAATTTACCACTTCCATGCCATGCCGTAATGTGCATAGGTTGTGGCGTAATTTCGGCCAACGGGCCACGACCATAGACCATTGCATCATTGATAGCGTTGCCTGCCAGCCTGCCATATACGCCCAAGCCTTTTGCAACGCCTTTTGCGGCCTCTACGGGGCCAGTTGGATTCATTGCAGCACCCAATTGCTCCAAGCCTGAAGTCTCTCGGCGCACATCAGAAGCGCGAGGAATATTGGACAAGATTTGTTCAGTTGTTGGAGCAGAAGGCAATGACTCTAAAGCTGCTTGAACCTTTGCAGGCAAACGAGGCGTGACATATTTACGAGCCAGCGCATTTACATCACCAAAAATGCCCAATGGAGCCACGGCAGCACCACGGCCCAAAGATTCGGCATTACTCAACGAGCCACGCAAAGCGTCAGCCAAAAGGTTTGACGAATAGGGATTATTTGGGTTATCCCACGAAACCTGTCGAAGCATGTCGGCAAGTGTTGCCATTTCAGCACCTTACGATGTTGTATTGCCAAAACCAGTGTCGGGCAAGTTGTTTTGCGTGAGCAGGATGTTTGGATATTTTGGGGCCAACGACAGGGTATCCGCGCCAGCATCTTGCGCCTTGAATTTGCTCAACTCACGCAAATAATCGGCCTTCAACTCAGTAGTGTCAAAACCTTTGATTTGGAAATATTTAAGTTTTGTTCCCAAGATCATCAAATAATCAGGGAAAAGGCTTGTGTCTGTGTCGTTGATGAGTTTTTGCTGCGGCGTACCGGATGCAGATTGCGCCCATGCGCCCGATTGATACTCAAAGCCAAGAATTACTTGCGCTGTTGGCATGGGCCAAATCACAAACTTATTGCCAGCAATACGAAAACGCATCCGTGGGCCAGTGGTCACATAACTAGCTTTAAGCCATTGCCATTCTTGGGCATCTTTAGGGCCAATAACAGACCAACGATTTGACTTGTTGTATTGCGTCTTGTTGACCATCCGTTGATAGTCAGAAGGCATTGCATAATTCACTTGTCCAAACGTATATGTCTGGCCTGAATATGCGCCTGTTGCGTTAATGTTGATATTGACCGCAGAGCCAGCAACAAAAGTCACAAACGTGTCTTGCATGATGCCGTTGCCCATTACCATGAAGTCCGAAGTCAGACCCGTAGTGCTTGACATTCCTGTCAACTGCAAGGCGTTTAACGCAACGTTTCCGGTGTATTGGTAATAAACCGTTTGAAAACGATATTCCTTGACCAGCGCTTGCCAGTCATTTTCAGTCGTTAAAGTAGTTCCGACACGGTTCATCAGTGCAGTCATTTGCACCACCATGTCATCAGTGTTATTCGTAATAACTGACGGAGTTGGCAAACCTAACTCGGCACATACCGATTGCATATTTTCGAGAAAGGTTGCCATCTATTTACTCCATTAATTTGCCTCTGATTCTACCTTTTCAGCGGAATCTTTAGCGGGTCGTCCGCGCTTGTTAGGGCTTTCCATGAAAGCAGCCATTTGCGCTTTTAGTTCATCAATTTGGGCTTGTTGCTGCTTGATAACGTCATCAGCAGAAACTTTGCCACGGTTCAAAAATGCCTGCGCTTTTACGCGCCATTGCAAACCGCCCATTACTCGGGTAAATGCTGAATCGGGTGCGCCTGCAACCTGTTCAACATAACGAAAACCCAAGTAAACCAGTTCACGTTTCAAGCCTTCCGGTGCATCGTCCCATTCTTCAACGGGAGTTCCGGTCATGCCTTGCATTTGCTTGTAGGCCGCATATTTACGACCAAATCGGTGACGATATTCTTCAGTCGCCGCAACATCAATTTCCAAGGTTTTGTCGCCTGGGACTTTGAGGTTGATAAACTCAACTTCATTGCCATCAATGATCTTTGAGTAGAAGGTTACATCCAAAAACTCATCGCCGGAGGTGTCTCCAACGTATGCGATTTGTTCAGCCATTGTTTCTCCAATAAAAAAAGGGGCAAGCGGATTGCCTGCCCCTTTATGCTACACCAAATTAACCGTTACCGTTAAGGCTTGGGTGGCAGATTTGAGCAATTGCCAAACCAGTGCCAGGTGTACCGTTAGCGGTCTTGAACACGCCACCGTCGATTTTGTCGCCAGCAACAACAGCATCGTCCAATGTGCCAGCGGTAGCAGTCACATACATCAGGGCGTTAGCTGCCACAGTGCCAGTAGTCACAACAGCAGAGCCGGAAACTTGATACCAGCCGTATTGCGAAGCCACGTTAGCCGACATTGCCACAGCAACGGGGCCACGCGAACCAGCAACAGCGCGTGTAGAAGTGCCTGCATATTGGTCATAAATGACCGCATTGCCAACAGCAGTAGAGGCCAAGCCCTTCAGGTACACGAATTCGCCAGCGCCATAAGTGGGGTCAGTAGCGAACACGCGAGTGCCGAGGGGATGGTTTTGCACTGTGTCAGTCACAGCGATTGGTTGTGCGCCAACCAGGGCGGTTTGAATGGTATATGCCATGATTTATTTTCCTTTCAATACTGCATCAATCAAGATGTAGACAAAGTTGCTTGGAATTGAGCGCCCGAGCAAGTCAAAGCACCAGACCAACCGATCAAGCGCACGATGGCGTCTTGGTTAACGGCTTGGCGATCACCGCCGATAGCAACGAAGTTGCGATCTTTGTGAGGACGGAAATGCACAAACTTGGTGTTAATGAAGTCCATACGGGTAGCAGTTTGGTTGCCACCGATACCACCGCCCAACACAACGTCAGCAGAGCCGCCCGAGCCATAGTATTTAATGGCTGTGAAACCAGCAGCGCCCATTTTCTCATCGGTAATACGTTGGATAGCTTGCAAGCTGCCCAAGTACAACGAATAAGCGGTAGTGCCTGCATAGATCAGGTCAGGACGGTCATTGCCACGAACACGGCTCAAAGCCACAGTGTTCATTGCAGACTGGATGTTGCTAGTGGTCAAAGCGCCGCCAGTCAAAGCTGTACCAGTGTAAGCACCGTTTTGCCAGAAAGACCAAGAAGCGCGATCAATACCGCCGTAAGTGCCAGACGAAGGCGAAGTAGAGATCATGGCAGACAAACCGACCAAGGCTTTGCCGCCGTTGGTAGTACCGTCACCGTGAAGGTCTAAGTCAATCTTGTTAGCCAAACGAGCCTGAGCGACTTCAACGCGAGTAGCGATCAGTTCAATCATTTGCTCTTTACCGCTGTTTTGCAGCATCTCAGGGCCGCTAATGGTCACAGCGTCAGCATAGTGCTTCATTGTGAACTGAGCAGCAGAGATAGGGCTATCAGGGCTGATGTTGATGGTTTCGTAACCCGAGTAGCTGTTAGCAAAGTTGGTGTTTGGGTCGTTGTAGAAAATCTCTTGCAAGATGGTAGAACCACCGGAAATAGTCTTAACGTTGCCACGCTCTTTCAAGCGCATCAACAAAGCGTTGTTGTTTGTCAGGTTGTCTTGAGCCGATTTTGTACGGCTCTCAATGGTGGTTGC